TGCGAGGCATGAATTACAACTGGACTACAAAGAGCGGATACAAAATGTTGCCGTGGTCTGGCGCAGATGACACCGTTAAAGCTGCTGTAAGCGGTAAAAAGGTACGAGAGTTTGCAGGATTTCAGCAAAACTTAGGCACGTTTACTATTCGCTACAAAGGCCCAACGGCAGTGTTGTTTGACATGACAGGCCGTAAGACACCTAAGACCGATGCAGGCAAAAGATTTGCTAACAACATGAACCGCAAGCACGGTCAAGCATCGCGCGTGTTGTGGCCTGCGTGGGATGCAGCCGGCGAGAAAGTTGTTGATCAGGTTCGAGCGCTAGTTAAACGCGTTATTAACGACCCAAGATTGTAATGTAGTCACATGGCATCCGTACTTTTACCTATTGTTTCTGAGTTTGACGGTAAAGGCGTTGCTAAAGCTATTAAGCAATTTCAGCAACTAGAAACAGTAGGTGCTAAAGCACAGTTTGCTATTAAAAAGGCTGCTGTTCCTGCCGCTGCCGCGCTTGGTGCAGTCACTGCGGCTCTTGGTGCTGCGGTGGCTGCAGCTGCAGAGGATGAAGCACAAGCCGCACAACTTGCGTTGACTTTAGGCAATGTCACTGGCGCTACAGAAAAACAGGTTAAAGCAACTGAGGACATGATTAGCGCTATGTCAAGGGCTACCGGCACGGCGGACAGTGAACTTAGGCCGGCTCTGGCCGTGTTAGTCACTGGCACAAAGGACATTGCTACAGCAACAGACGCATTGTCGCTTGCACAGGATATTGCTATTGGGTCTAACAAGTCGCTTGCTGAGGTTTCTGAAGCACTGGCTAAAGCGTATGGCGGCAACATGAAAGGCCTACAAGCCTTGTCACCAGAGATTAAAGCCATGATCAAAGACGGCGCAACGCTCGATGACGTAATGAACGTCTTAGGCGGCACGTTTGGCGGTGCAGCCGCAACCGCAGCCAACACCGCTGCAGGCAGATTTAAGATACTTAAAAACTCGCTTGACGAAACTACAGAGTCAATTGGTGCAGCCTTGTTGCCAGTAGTTCAAGCAGTGTTACCGATCTTGCAAAAGTTTGCTGACTGGGCACAAAAAAACCCACAAGCATTTTTGGCTATTGCCGGCGCAATTACCGCAATTTCTGTAGCGATCTTGGCAGTTAACTTTGCAATGGCACTTAACCCATTTACAGCAATTGCAGCAGGTATTGCAGCACTGGTAGTTGGCGTTGTTTACGCGTACAAAACTTTTGAGACATTTCGCACAATTGTTAACAGTGTGCTTAACGGTCTGATCAGTGGTTTTGAGACTTTTGCCAACGCCTACATTTCTGCAATAAACCTGATTATTCGAGGCATGAACCTGATCAACCCATTTAGCGACATTCCGTCATTGCCGTCACTTGACTTAGGCAGAATAGGTGGTGGCACTGCAGCTGCTGTTGGGTCTGGTGCAGCGCGTGAGGGCGGTGTAGGTCAAGTGCTTGCAGGTATGCCGGCTATGCCGTCTATGCCTAGCCCTAGTGCACCTATGGCAAGTGTTGGTGGCGGTGGCGGTGGTGGCGGTGGCGGTGGCGGTGCAAGTCAAGGGCTTGGCTTTGGCGGCGGACTAAACGCGCTTACAACATTTGGTAACGCTGAACGTATGGCGGCGCGTACTGGCGGCAATGTCACTATCAACGTGTCTGGCGGTATCTCTACCAGCGCCGAAATAGGCAAGTCTGTTGTTGACGCAATAAATCAATACACACAGGTTTACGGCCCTGTGCGCTTTGCAGAGTTTTAGTTATGCCCGGCTCAACTGTTATCACTGGCGGCACATACCTTTTAGAGTTGTCTAGCGGTTATGACGGCGAAGCCTTTTATTTAGACCAGTCACAGTTAGACGGCCCTGACGTACTTGATGGTGACGGCGAGGACTTTAACGACATTACAGATGTCGCACAGTTAATTACTATTAGTCGAGGCCGCCATAAACCGTTAGACGTATTTGGGCCGGGCACAATGTCTGTGTCAATTAGCGTGCCAGTAGGCAACCGTGACTATGACCCGTTAAACACATCTAGCGTGTATTACAACCAGTTAACAGATCAGCCGGGTCTAGCGCCATTGCGCCCAATCAGGCTTAGCCGCAACGGTGAGTACCTTTTTACAGGCGTAGTGACCACGTTTAACCAGACTTACAACATGGCTGGAATGACCACCTACAGCATTGCGGCAGCCGACAACACTTATGTGCTGTCACAAGGCAATCTGCCCGAAACGGCTACCACTAGCCAAACCTCATCAGCGCGCATTACAGCCGTTTTAAGCGCTGCAAACTACACAGGCGCTACAAGCCTTACCGCCTCGCCAGTGACCACGCTAGGCGCTTACACCATCCCTAGCGGCACAAACGTAAACGCCTACATAAACCGCATCCAGCAAGCCGAGCAGGGTCGCATTTTCTGTGATCGAGAGAACGTGCTGACCGCGCAAGCAAGGACAGGCACAACCCTTGAGCCGGCTACAGCCACGTTTAACGACACTGGCACAGCCACACCGTATGACGCGGTGTTTGTAGAGTTTGATCAACAGACAGTAATTAACAATGCCAACATCACTATTGAGTCTGGTGGCACGTTACAAAACGCCAGCGATGCTGCGTCAATTGCAGAGTACTTTACGCAAACTGAGGCAATCACAGACAGCCTGCTCAGTAGTGACGCACAAGCTGCCACGCTTGCCAGTTACCTGCTTTACCCGCAACCGCGCCCACGTTTTACCAGTGTGTCAACAACATTTGCCAGCCTGACCGATGCCCAAAAAACGGCGTTAGCACCTATTGAGATTGGTCAAACCGTGTCAGTCACTAAAACCTTTACATCTGGTACGCCGTTAAGTGTCAATCAAGACTTAAGCGTTGAAGGCATAGATCACGTTATTGACATGAACACAGGTCACCGCATGACCTTGTGGACATCAGCAACGGTCATTCTTGACCAGTTCATTTTGGATGACATTACGTTTGGTGTGCTATCTACCAGTAACGCGCTCGGTTAGGATAAAGTGCAACTATGACTACGCCTTTCCCGTTTGTAGCAAACACGGTGCTAACTGCAGCACAATTAAACGCAATTACCACGTTGCCAATTGCGGCTAAAACCGCTAGTTATGTACTTGCGGTTGGCGATGTTGGTTATCGAGTCCAAATGACTGCAGCCGGCTCAACAACGATCACAGTGAACACAGGCATTTTTAGCGCTGGTGACACAATTTGGATACAAAACTTAGGTGCTGGCACTTGCACAATTACTGCCGGCACTGCAACGGTTGGTACGGCATCATCTTTAGCGTTGGCACAATATGGAGGTGGCACGCTTGTTTTCCAAAGTGCTAGTGCTGCTACTTTTTTTAGCCAACAGGCAGCGACCTACGGCACTGCCACAGGTGGCACAGCGTTACCAACACCGCCAACAGGTTTTACAGGAATGTCTTTTACGGCTGATGGAACGCTGACAGTAACGCGCGCAGGTTTGTTTGATGTCTTTATGGTTGGTGGCGGCGGTGGTGGTGGGCAAAACACTGAACTGGTGGCCTATGTTGGTGGCGGCGGTGGCGGTGGTATTTATACCGGCACAATCTTTCTTGAGGCAACGACCTACTCAATTGATGTCGGTGCAGGCGGTGCAGCAAAAACAGATGGTTTGCCTACTCGATTGGTTGCAGGTTCTTTTACAAGTTTGACAGCCACAGGCGGCGGCAAGGGTGCAGGTAACTACGCACAAAACCAAATTGGTCTCTATGCAGGTGCAGGCGGTAGCGGTGGTGGTGGCACAGGAAACTCACAAGCCATTGTTTATGTTGGTGCTACAGGTATGCAAGGTTTTAACGGCGGCAACGGCGTTACAACAGCTGCTAATGCTGGTGGCGGCGGTGGTGGCGGTAGTGCTAACGGCTCAAATGGTTCTACAACTGTTGGCGGTGCTGGCGGTGCAGGGCTTACCTCATCTTTTAGCGGTGTGTCAACTGTTTATGCTGGCGGTGGCGGTGGTGGTGGTGCGTCAGGTGGTGCAGGTGGCACAGGTGGCGGCGGCGCTCGAGCAACGGCAGGAACAGCAAACACAGGTGGCGGAGGTGGCGGTAATAATGCGACAGGTTCAGACAACTCAGCGGCAGGCGGTAGCGGCCTAGTAATAATAAAGTTTAAGTCATGAACACTTACTACGCGCAAATAAACGATGCAAACATAGTTACCTATGTGTCTGCAGTGTCGGCAGAGTTTATGGCAGAAAACCCAGAGCGTTATCCCGGCACATGGGTAGAAACTTTTGTGAATGTTGCAGGCAAAACCTATGCAGGCATCGGCTATGTGTACGACCCTGCAACACAAGATTTTAGTTTTCCAATAGTTGCAGATAATGAAACGCTTAATTCTTAGCGTCATGCTTGCATTTGTCTTGACTGCTTGCGAAACAAGACGCAACAACGCACCGACCAACATCTATCAATGTAAAACCGTTAGACAATGCGAGGCAACAATTAATGGATAAGCAACGAGCAGAAATAGAACACTTACACGCGCGCATGATCGTGTTTGTTGGCTGCACAATTGCGGTCACATTTGCAGTCACCGTCATAGGTTTTGTTATGGGCTTGCTGTTTATTTCACAGCCTTTAGAACAGTCACCAAATGACGCACAATTTATTGATCTACTGTCCACGCTTACCGTGTTTATGACTGGCACGTTGTCTGGCCTTGTAGCCGCCAACGGCCTAAAACGAAAGCCTGCAGATGGCAGTATTACCAGCACTCCCTAAAGTCGTTGGCTCTAGGCCGTACACAGGCAACAGCGATGGCGCTGCTGCTGCACCGTTACCCGGCATGGATGAATGGATACGGCAAGCCATTAAATATGGCGGTGGCGCGTTTTGGAATAATGGCTCTTACGGCGTAAGACCCAAAAGAGGCTCAGAGTCATTAAGTGTGCACGCCACTGGTCGAGCCGTTGATCTGTCATATCGGATGTCAGAGAAACATCCAACAGCAAACCGTAAAGGCACTATTGCGTTTATCAACATTGTGTTGGCTAATGCAAATGAGTTAGGTGTTGAATGCGTGCTTGATTATTTTCCTAAAGCGTTTGGGCGCGGCTGGCGCTGTGATCGGCAGGCTTGGAAAAGTTACAGCAAACCAGAAATACACGGTGCGCCGGGTGGCGATTGGTTGCACGTTGAGATTGCACCAGCGTTCGTTGATCAGCCTTTAACCCTTATACAGCAAGCGTTTAGACGGGTATTCACCGAACTGCCACAGTAATGCCCTATGGTGGAAACACCGACGATAGGAGATGCAATGGCAGACGCTAAAACATACGTTT